AAAAATAGTTTATGAATAGTAAGTTAAGTTTCAAAGATCAAGTAAAATTAGAAAATGAAAGAATGAATTACAGAAAGAAATGTCCATGTGGTCATTCAGTAATAGTATTACCAACTGCTAAAAGTGGTAAAGATTATGTAATCTGTAATTGGTGTCATGGTAAAGTATTTAAAGATGATGAAAAACAAGAAAAATATAATAAAAAAGTAAAACGTGAAAATTTCAGATTAAGGATGTGGGAATTAATATGAAAGCAAAATATATTAAAAAAATAAGAAAATTAGATAAAGCACAAGCCAGAGCTACAAAAGAAAACAAACCAATTAAAGCTTTTTGGTATGGTGTATTGATATTTGTTTACACATTAATTAACGACCGAAAAGAAATTAAAGACAAATATTTTCCTAATTATAGAGGAGAATGGGAAAAGCAAAACGTTTTATTGGATGTTCAACATAAAAGAATTTTAGATGGGGAAGCAGATATGCGAAAAATCTATGAAAAAATACATGATAAATGTTATAGAGAGAAAACAAACGATCATGTAAATAAATTAACTGTTGATGATATTATTGAAATGGATAAAATACTTAGTAAATATGTAAAGTAGTTATTGATATTTTCAGGGGGATTCGGTTGAATATTTAATTTAGGGATATCGGTTGATGTATATTTGTACTTGCTTTATAAGATAGAATATAGGAGGATTATTATGAGAGTAGTAAAATTGAGTACATATGAAGCCGGAGAATTAGAAAGATATTTAAAAGATTATCTTAAAATGAGAGACTTCTACTATAAAAATAGAAAATCAAATGAAAGTAAATTTAACTCTTTAAAGTATGACAAAGAAAGAATTGATTTATTGATTAGGAGACTTAACGGCGAAGACTATAAAGAAGATTATTGGGTTCAAAGAACTACATATAAAGAATCATTATATCCTAATGGAAAGGATCTAGAAGACGATTTTGATCTATTAGATTAGTGAATGATATGACGTTATTTGAATTGTGGTATATAGGAATGATATTATTGGTGTTAATTCAACAATGTATTATTTTCTATTTAGTTCATAAAATTGATAATAAAAAAGAAAATTATACAATAAAAATAGTACATGATAACCAAGAATAGGAGGATAATATGAATTGGTTAGATATAATAATTACAATTGTAATAGCAATAATAGCTCTTGGAGCTATGGGGCTTACTTTAACAGCTATCAAGGAGCACGAAACTGGAATGATTGGTGGAGTGTTTATAACATGGCTGATATTAACAGGTATTTGTATGCTGCCATTTCTTACAATAGACAAAGCTGGAACAACTGTTGGGGAAATTACATCGGTAGATAAGAACTTCTTTGGAACACATGCTATTTATATTAAAACAAGTGAAACTGAACAAGAAAAATATTGTACAGAAAGTTTAGATGTTACAAAAATTGCTGTAAATAATATTGGTAAGAAAGTTAAAATTAAATATAATACTAGAGTTGGTTTATATTCTACAGGAGCATGTAGTGAAGCACCAGTTATAAAAATAGAACTAGTAGAGGAGTAAATATGTATTGGAAATGGTTTAGAGATTTAACCAAACAATGGATAACATTATCTAAGACTGAGTACGAACGATATAAAAATATGTATGATGAATTAGCATCCAAAGAGGGATGGTATGTTGAAAAAATAGAAGATAATACCATTACATATAAAAGAATTAAAGGTTTTTGTTATTCAATTGGTACTGGTAATATGCAAGATCATTATGGGAGGCCTTTAATATGAGCCAAAATATAGATTTTGATAGATTAAAATATTCTTTAACAGGAGAATATGAAGAAGTAGTGTTAGAAAAACAATTAAAAGAAAAAGAAACTCAACAAAAAGAGTTTATAAAATATTTAGAAAAAAGATATAAAGATATAACAGGTGTAATAGGCAGTTATGGTAGTAATACTGATATGCTATATGGCAAAAAAGATATGATAAAAGAAATTTTACAAAAATATAAAGAAACAATAGGAGATAAATAATGGAATTAGAAGTTGGAAAGTATGTTAGAGGTAAGTATTATCAATACAGAGGAAAAATAGGAAAAATAATTAAAAATTATAATAATGATTTAGAAATTGCATATAAAGATGGAGTTTTAAAAACAAATGTAAGTAGTTTCATTGATGATAATTATGACATTAATGGAAAACAATATAAAGCCAGTTATAACATAATTGATATTTTGGAAAAAGGTGATTACGTTAATGGAGTTGAGATAATTAATATTGATGATGAATGGATAACAATGAGTGATATGCAAGCTCCAATATTAAAATCAATAGCAAATGGAATGATTAAATCAGTTATTACACACGAGCAAATGGAACAAATGGCTTATAAGGTGGGTGAGTAGAATGAAAGAGTTAAGTGAAGATATAGAACAATATAAAGGCATTATAGAAGATTTTAAAAACCTAGATAGTAATGTTAAAGATTAAAGATAAAGTAATTAATAATGGATTAAAGGGACAAATAATTGATATTAAAGAAGCCGACAATATACCTGGAAATCCTAAATTATATTTAATAAAATATCCTTTATTCACATTCAAAAATCCATTTAAAAGAAAACTATGGACATTTGGCTTTGATTTAGAGAAAGTAGAGGAGTGAGGGTAATAATGATAGAAATAACAATGATAAGAGATTATAACAAAGATTATAATATTAAATTCGATGGTTTAAAGGTAATTGATTTAAGATATGAAGATGGAAAATTAAAGTCAGTAAGAGTAAGAGGAGATAGAAAAAATTATTTAAAACACATTAAAAGTTTTAAAGAATACTGCAAGATAGAAACTGATGATGTTATTACAATTGTTGATATGTATTTTGCAAACAAATTTAGTGTTGAATATATAGGTAAGACAATATTTGATTAGGAGGGTAATAATGAAAAAGTTTCTGGAATAGAAGCTAAATTAATTATAAAAGATATTTTAGATAAGGAGTATAAATTATGAAAGTTATGATAAGTCTACCCATGAATGGACATTCTGATGAAGATATTAAAAAGAGAATGGAATTTCTTAAAAAAGAATTTGGAAAGTTACATATAGATGTTATGGATTCTTTTATAAATGTTCCGGCAGATGAATCCGTACGAAACGAACATGTATTCTATCTAGGTAGAACTATAATGATGTTTTTGGCACATGCAGATGCTGTGTATTTCGATAATGGATGGAATAATGCTAGGGGGTGTAGAATTGAAAATCAAATATGTAAAGAGTATGGAATAAAATGTTTATATTCCAATTTCTTTGATGATTTAGATTCAATTGCTACCCCTGGGGGGAGTATACAAATAAATACCCCCGGTATATTAAAATCTAATAATTACCCAAAGATTACTTATAGATCTAGTGTAGATGGCAATTCTTTAATTGATGCTGAAGATATTTTACAATGATTTTAATTCCTTCGCGACATAAACACATATTATAATAGAAGGAGTTGAAGATATTTTATGACAAAATTAGATATGATAGGAGAATCTATTTAAGACAAGAAAAACATGAAAAGGATTAAAAAAAATTTTATTAGATCTCGTAAGCTTAATGAAGCTAGAGCTAAGAAAGCTAAACGAGATAAAATTAAGAATTTCTTTATGAATGTATTCATAGGTTTATTGGCTTCAGGTGGAATGATTTTATTATGGATAATCATTGGATTAATAGAAAATTGGAAATTCTAGAACGTAATTGTCTATGAAAAAATCATAGACTTTTCGTTTTTTTTTTCTGCCCACTTTTGGTCTTAAAACTTGGGCTTTTGCCCACTTTTTCTGGGCACAGAACCGGTCAAAAAATGGCTTGGTCAATTTCTGCCCAAAAAACTTGGGCTTTTGCCCACTTTTTTTTGAAAAGTGTCCACGCGCAAACCGTTGGTATATAAGGGTTTGCGGAGTTTCTGCCCACTTTCCCACTTTTATACCCCTATTAATTGAAAAAAAAGAAAATACATAATACAGTATGTAAAGTCTAAATTTTAAAAAGAATTGGAAACAAAAGTGGGTTTTTGACCAAAACTATAATTTTCACAAAAAGAAAGGTTAAGAAGTTAAATTAACACAAGTAAAGGATAAACCTAAAAGCGATTATAAGAAATTAATAAAAACCAATCGTTAAACTATATAAAGGAGGTATAAATGAAATGACAGCAGATGTAACTGATTTTTTATATAAGTATGTTATTAATAATAATCCATTTATTAATGAAGAAGATATATTATCATATGAAGCATTGAATGAACATGATTTGTTAATAACTTATAGAAATGGAAAAAAAGAAATATATGATACTTATAATAATACAAGTCACAGAATTAACCAACCTAATTCAAACAATATGGATGATTCACAAATGCGATTAAATTTCAGAAGACGATTGCAAACTATAATGAATCGTAAATGGGTCACCCAAGATGAACTAGCTCAAAGAATAAATTCTAGTCAACAGATGATAAGTAGATATTTAACAGGACAATCTATACCAAGCGCATTAACCATTAAAAAAATAGCAGATGCTTTAGATTGTAATGTTAATGATTTTTATGATTATTTTCTATAAATTCATGCTCGCGTAGAAAACATGTCCTTTAATAGGAGAAGAAGGAATATAAAGGCCATTGTGTGTATTTGGCATGCACAATTCCTTTTATGTTTTTCGAATCTTATTTGTCTGTAAAAGGATGAAACCCGTGTTGGCACCAAGTGCCGCATACAAGGAGTGATAAATATGGGAAAGTTAGAAAGTAAATTTCAATCTGATTTGAAAAAAGAACTCAGAGATATGTTCCCAGGTTGTATAGTCACTAAAATGGATTCAAGTGATATTCAAGGTATACCTGATTTGTTAATATTGTATAAACAACATTGGGCTACTTTAGAATGTAAAAAATCTGAAAAAGCTAAAAAACAACCAAACCAAGAATATTATGTAGACACGATGGATGCTATGTCTTATTCTAGTTTTATTTATCCAGAAAACAAAGAGACTGTGTTAGGCGAGCTTAGAGAAAAGTTTAAAAAATAACAGAGTTAAATGAAGGGAGATAACTATGATATTTAATAAACATGATCAACTCGAAGGTCTTCATGCACCTTTTGGAGCTAGTAAATCTTCATGGTTAAGATATGATGATGAAAAAGCTTTAAATGTGTATCAAAATTTAAGAGCTGCAGAAAAAGGAACTATATTACATGATTGGGCTAAAAGAACAATCGACTTAGGAATTAAACAACCCCGTTCTAAGAAAACTATATATTCGTATATAAACGATGCTATAGGTTTTCAAATGAGCACTGAGGTTGTATTATTCTATTCCGAATATTTCTTTGGAACTGCGGATTCTATATCTTTTAGAAATAATTTTCTAAGGATACATGATTTAAAAACTGGAACAACACCAGTTCATATGGAACAATTATTAATATATGCTGCTTTATTTTGTTTGGAATATAAAGTTAAACCAGGTGAAATACAAATAGAGTGCAGAATATACCAAAATGATGATATATTAGTGGCTAATCCAACAGCTGAAGATATTGTTCCAATAATGGATAAAATAGTCCATATAAACAAATTACTTGAACAAAACGAAGGGAGGATATAATTAATGAATGCTATAGCAGAAGAAATAAAATCTTATTTAGGTTCTGCAGAATTATCTGATGAAGAATTCTTAGAACATTATGGTATGCCTCGTCGTTCAGGTAGATATCCTTGGGGATCTGGTGATGATCCTTATCAGCATGAACCAGATTTTCTTTCAAGGGTTGATAAATTAAAAGAAAAAGGTTGGAAAGAAACTCCTGAAAATATAAAGAAAGAGTTTGGATTAACAACTACTCAATACAGAATAGAAAAATCAATTTGTTTGGATGAAAGAAAAGCTTTAAAAATAGCTAGAGCTAAATCTTTAAAAGAAGATGGATTAAGCACTAGCGAAATAGGTAGACAAATGGGTGTAAATGAATCGACAGTAAGAGGTTGGTTTGAACAAGAACAAAAAGCTAAATATGCTCAAGCAAGAGCTACTGCTGATTTTCTTAAAAAGCAAGTTGATGAAAAGAAAATGATTGATGTTGGTAAAAATGTAGAGTTAGATATGGATGCTTCTAGTGGATTAAATATTTCACGAGAAAAAATGGAAACTGCTTTATATTTGTTAGAAAGAGAAGGTTATCATGTTTATGGTGGTAGAGTTCCTCAACCAACAAACAAAAATCAGAATACAACTTTGAAAGTTTTAGCAGCACCAGAAGTTGAGCATAAAGAAATATTTAATTATGATAAAATCAAAACCATCAATGATTATATTTCCAGAGACAATGGTGAAACATATGAAAAGAAATTCCATTATCCAAGTAGTCTTGATTCAAAAAGAGTAAAAGTTGTTTTAAAAGATGAAATAGGACCATCTGGCTTCAAAGGTGATGATTTAGATGGTGTTATTCAAATAAGAAGAGGTGTTAAAGATTTAGATTTAGGAAATTCTAGATATGCACAAGTTCGTATATTAGTTGATGGAAATAAATATTTAAAAGGAATGGCTATATATTCTGATGACATACCTGATGGTTATGATGTTGTTGTTAACTCAAATAAAAAAACAAGAGAAGATGCTTTTAAAAGTATAAAAAATGACCCAGATAATCCTTTTGGAGCAGCAATAAAACCAAATTCAGAAGGTGGACAATATTGGTATGATCCTAAAACTGGAGAGCATTGCTCTTCTAATAAAAAGGGTGCTAAACTAGGATTAATAAATAAAACAAGAGAAGAAGGAGATTGGACTGAATGGAAAGACAGCTTACCTTCTCAATTCTTAGCTAAACAACCACAAAATTTAGCACAAAAACAATTGAATTTATCTAAAGCTACTAAACATGCCGAATATGACACTATAATGTCTTTAGAAAATCCAACAATAAAAAAATATTATTTGAAAAAATTTGCTGATGAATGTGATAGAGCCGCTGTAGATTTAAAAGCTGCTGCTTTACCAGGACAAAAAACACATGTTATTTTGCCTATAAATTCTTTAAAGGATAATGAGGTGTATGCCCCACAATATAAGCAAGGAACACAATTGGCATTAATAAGATATCCACATGGTGGAACTTTTGAAATACCAATATTAAAAGTAAATAATAGTGATGCCAAAGCTCGAAAGGTTATTGGTACTGATGCTATAGATGCTATTGGTATAAATAAGAAAGTAGCTAATCAATTATCAGGCGCTGATTATGATGGCGATTTTGTTGTATGTATACCAACTCATGATTCTAAAGGTAAAGTAAAAATAAAAAATTCAACACCATTAGAAGGTTTAAAAGATTTTGATACCAATACTTATAAAGGCGAAGTTAGAATTGATAAAAATGGTAAAGAAACTTATTGGTTTAGAGGACATAGATATGAACCAATGACACCGAGATATAAGCAAAATCAAATGGGTGTTATAACCAATTTGATAATGGATATGACTATTCAAGGAGCCAGTGATGATGAACTAGCAAGAGCTGTTAGACATTCAATGGTTGTTATTGATGCTGAAAAACATAAATTGGATTATAAAGAAAGCTACAGAGAAAATAACATTAAACAACTTCAATTAAAATACCAACCAAAATATGATGAGAATGGTAAACTAATTGGTGGAGGAGGAGCTTCATCAATATTTACAAGAGCTAAAGGCCAAGCTGAGAAAGAAAGAACAAGAGGTCAACCTAAAATAAATTACAAAGGAAAACCATGGTATGATCCTAGTAAGCCAGAAGGAGCTTATATATATACAAAGGCTCTTGATAAGGATCTGTATTATGCTAAGGATAAGTATGATAAAGCAACAGGATTAAAAACTATATACACAACTGATAATAAAGAAATCACTTATAATCCTAAAGATAAAAAGCAATATGAAAAATATGCTCCTGTTATGAGAAAAGATAAAAAGACAGGAGAAGTATACTTTACTAACAAAGATGGATCAATAAAATACAAGACAGAAATCAGAACTACACCTAGTACTAAAATGGCAGAGACTGATGATGCTATGACATTGGTTTCTAAATTTAGACATCCTAAAGAATTACTATATGCAGATTATGCTAATGATATGAAAGCTTTAGCTAATCAAGCTAGAAAATCGTATATGGAGGTAGGCAATTTAAAATACAACCCCCAAGCTAAGAAAATATATGCCCGTGAGGTTTCATCTCTTGAAGCTAAATTAAATATAGCAAAAAAGAATGCCCCACGTGAAAGATATGCCACCATGCTTGCTGCAGCAGAAATAAAAAGAAGAAAACAAATGAATCCCGATATGACTTCAGATGACATAAGAAAATTAAGTCAAAGATCAATGACAAAATATAGGGAAGAAGTTGGGTCTGTAAATAGAAAGAAAAGAAATATAGTTATCTCTGATAAAGAATGGGAAGCTATACAAGCTGGAGCAATAAGTGAAAATAAACTTAGAACCATACTTGACAATAGTGATCCTGATTCATTAAGAAGTAGAGCTATGCCTAAGCAAACTAAGAGTCTTAGTAATGCACAGATAGCTCGTATAAAAGCTTTAAATGTATCTAACTTTACTATTGGAGAGATAGCAGAGAAGATGGGAATCTCACCTTCTACTGTTTCTCAATACTTGAAAGGAGCTGGTTAGATGGAAGACTCAGTTAAAGACAGGATTGTATGTATCACAACTATCGACAATCCTTATGATCCTATGGATGACTTCGATCATTGGAACCAGTTTGATCTTGAGAAAGGTTACTTCACTAATTCCAAGTTAGCGAGACTAATTAATTTGAGAGACGACATGAGTTCTGCTGAAGAAGCATTAGAGATAGAAAGAGGAATCGATAGATTAATAGAGATTGATCCTTTAGATATATATAAAAAGGTAGTACGTGAGGAGGATAAAGACACTAGGGGGGAGGTGTGAAAAATACACCCCCTACCCTCATCGCGGCGGCCCTAGAAAAATCTCCGGGGGTGGTTTTTTGGGGTTATTTTTGGTGTTTTTAACCCTGTTAAACAAACATGGATTTTGTAACACTTAAAGGGGCTTATAAGAAATTAATCAGTAGTGCTGTTGATTGTTCTGTGTTAGGCCTCCTTATATAGTGATGGTTTGTTCTCCTTTCCGTAGACTTTTGATGGTTTACGTATTATGTTTGTTTTAAGGTTTCTTATAAGTCACCTTAAGTGCTACAAAAAGCAAACGTTTGTTATATTTGAAAGAAAGGAGTAATAATCATGCCGAAGAAAATATTATTAGAATCTGATAAACCAAAGAAAAAAGAAATCAGACCAGCATTAACTCCAGAGGCTAGAGAAAATCAACTTATTTTTTTAGCTACTGAATTAGCAGAGCAACAGTTAAGAGATGGTACAGCTTCTTCACAAGTTATTACTCATTATCTTAAGCTCGGTTCTTCTAAAGAAAAGATTGAAAAAGAAATTTTAGAAAAACAAAAAGATTTAATAACAGCAAAAACAGAAGCTTTACAATCAGCTAAACATATTGAGGAACTTTATGCTAATGCTATAGAAGCTATGAAATCATATAGTGGTCACGGAGGAGACGCTGACGATGGAGAATATTAGAACCTATTCAGAATTATCTAAGTTAAAAACTTTTAGAGAACGTTATGAATATCTAAAATTAGGAGGAACTGTCGGAGAAGATACTTTTGGTTTTGACCGATATCTTAATCAAATATTTTACACATCTAAAGAATGGAAGCGAATTAGAAATTTTGTTATCACAAGAGATAATGGATGTGATTTAGGAATACCTGATCATAAAATAATAGATGACTTGATTTTAGTACATCATATGAATCCTATAACTAAAGATGATATTATAAATAAGAGTGAGATATTATTAAATCCTGAATATTTGATTACAACTGTAAAATCAACACATGATGCTATACATTATGGTGATGAATCTTTACTAGTTGAAGATTATATAGAAAGAAGTAAAAATGATACTTGCCCTTGGAAAAGTTAGGAGGAATAATAATGGGAAAAAAATCTAGAAAAAAGGAAGATATAAAGAAGGAGAACAATATGAATACAGAAGAAATTAATGAAATTAAAGATGATGTTGTAGATGAAGTAACAGAAACTACAACAGAAGTTGACGAAAGTCAAAATGAAGTTTTAGAAAACACAGAAAAAGATAATGAAAGTGTAGAAGAAGATACAGAAACTAAGGAAGAACATGAAACATCTGATTTAAATGATAATATTGAAAACAATGAAGTTATAGGAAAAATCAGTGGTTATGATAAATTATATGTTCGTAAGGAAGCAAACGTTGATTCTGAACCAGTTGGTATAGTAACAAAAGATGATGATTTATCTATAGATGTTATACATTCAACAGATGATTTTTACAAGGTATATACTTCAAATGGTTTAGAAGGTTATTGTGTTAAAAAATTTGTTAAAGTAGATTAGGAGTGATATCATATGGATAATACCGATAATGTTAATGATAAAACAAATAGTATATTAAATGATATAAAGAAATTGTTAGGAATAGCTCCAGATTATACTAACTTTGATACTGATATAATCATTAATATTAATTCAGTATTTATGATATTAAATCAGTTAGGGGTTGGACCTAAAGAAGGTTTTAAAATAACTGGTGCTGATGAGACATGGGATAGTTATATCACTGACAAAGATGATTTAGAAGCAGTCAAAACTTATATTTGGTTGAAAGTAAAAATTGTCTTTGATCCACCTCTTAATTCTACAGTAATGGAAGCTCATAAGCAAATGATTTCTGAGTATGAGTGGCGTTTGAATATACAGAGTGAAGGAGGTAAATCTGATGTGGACTTATAATAACATGGATGAACTTTATCACCATGGAATACTTGGTATGAAGTGGGGTGTAAGAAGATTTCAAAATAGAAATGGATCTTTGACTTCTAGAGGTAGAAAAAGAAGAATGTCACAAGATGCAAGTGAAGCAAGGAGACTTCGAAAAAAGAAATTATATGAAATGTCTAATGATGAATTAAGAACTCTTAATAAGAGAAGACAATTAGAGACTGATTATAAAAGATTAAATAAAGGTAAAATAGCCACTGGATTAACTATTGCTGGTGGTGCAGCAGCAGCACTTGGTACTTATGCTTCTATAAGAAACAATGGTGGTACATTAATAAAAGACGGTAAAACTGTTGTTGATTTTGTTAAAAATTTCAAAATAAAATAGGAGGATTGTTTTATGGCTTTATCTAATAGAGCGGTTCCTAAATATTATGGGGCGTTTCGAGAAGCTGTTATGCGTGGTGATATACCAGTTAATGAAGAAATTTCTATGGAAATGCATCGTATAGATGCTTTGATAGAAAATCCTGGTATTTGGTATGATGATGAAGCTGTTGAAGGTTTTATAAGATATTGCGAAAATGAATTAACACTAACCGATGGGGAGGATTTAGTATTACTTGACACATTTAAATTGTGGGCAGAACAAATCTTCGGTTGGTATTATTATGTTGAGCGTAGCATTTATGTGCCATCTCACGATGGACATGGTGGACACTATGTTAATAGACGTATTAAGAAACGTCTTATTAATAAACAATTTTTAATAATAGCCAGAGGTGCTGCTAAATCGCAATATGAATCATATATTCAAAGTTATTTCTTGAATGTAGATACTTCAACAACACATCAAGTTCATACGGCACCAACAATGAAACAAGCAGATGAAGTGCTATCTCCTATTAGAACTGCCATAACTAGAGCTAGAGGCCCTCTATTTAAATTCCTTACAGAAGGATCTATTAATAATACAACAGGTGCTAAAGCCAAACGTGTTAAGTTAGCTTCTACTAAAAAGGGAATTGAAAACTTTTTAACAGGTTCATTGTTAGAGATAAGACCCATGTCTATAGATAAATTACAAGGATTAAATAGTAGGATTAATACTATCGATGAATGGTTGTCCGGAGATGTTCGAGAGGATGTCGTTGGCGCTTTAGAACAAGGTGCGTCTAAGAATGAAGATTATTTGATCTTAGCTGTTAGTTCAGAAGGTACAGTTCGTAATGGACCGGGTGATACAATCAAAATGGAGTTAATGGACATCTTAAAAGGGGAGTATAACAATCCTCATGTATCTATATGGTGGTATAAATTAGATTCCATTGACGAAATAGCCGAACCAGATAAGTGGGTTAAAGCTAACCCTAATCTTGGTAAGACTGTTAGCTATGAAACATATCAATTAGATGTTGAAAAAGCTGAAAAAGCACCATCTAATAGAAATGATATTTTGGCTAAAAGATTTGGTATACCGATGGAAGGTTACACATATTTCTTTACTTATGAAGAAACTCTTAAACATCGTAAAAGAGATTATTGGAACATGCCTTGTGCTTTAGGTGGAGATTTATCTCAAGGAGACGATTTTTGTGCGTTTACTTTCTTGTTTCCACTACCAAAAGGACAGTTTGGTATAAAAACAAGAAACTATATTACTGAAAGAACATTAATGAAACTTCAACCAGCAATGCGTATTAAATATGATGAATTTATGAGAGAAGGAAGTTTAATAGTAATGCCTGGTACAGTTTTAGATATGATGGAAGTATATGAAGATTTAGATAATCATATTATAGAAAGTAATTATGATGTTAGAGCTTTTGGATTTGACCCATATAATGCAAAAGATTTTGTCGAAAGATGGGAAAAAGAGAATGGTCCATTTGGATTAGAGAAAGTTATACAAGGTGCTAAGACCGAATCTGTACCATTAGGTGAATTAAAGAAAATGGCTGAAGATCGATTATTGTTATTTGATGAAGAATTGATGACTTTTACTATGGGTAATTGTATTACCCTTGAAGATACAAATGGTAATAGGAAATTATATAAAAAGCGATATGATCAGAAAATCGATGCTGTTGCAGCCATGATGGATGCTTATATTGCTTATAAGAATAATAGAGACGCTTTCGAATAATAGAAAGAGGGTATATGTTTGAAAAAAGTAGTTCGAGATATGTTAAAAATTTATAAACCTTATTCTAGTTTAGATTGGATGAATTATAAACTTGTTAAAAAAGATGTTACTTTTCATCATATACAAAAAAGGTGTGATGGTGGAAGATTAGAAATAAATAATGGCGGATTATTAATGCCTAATAGTCATGCTTATTTACATCTTATAGAGTTTTTAGATTTGAATACATATTTATCGTTGAATGAAATTTTTAAAGATGTAAATTATCAAGGTTATGAACCAGAATATGAACAACGATTAATAATAGAATCTTTATTATCTAGTTTTGAGTCTGTTCATAGATGGGATAAAGGTAGTAAAGGAAAGCTATTGATAAAAAGAAAATATCTAGAGAGGTGGTAACTATGTGGAAATATAATAAAACTGAAAATCTGCCAGGAGATTCCTTATATCATAGTGCTGATGAATTATATCATTATGGTATTCCTGGTATGAAATGGAAAAATCATATATATGCTGTACGACAAGCTAAATATATGAATAAAGCTAAGAAATATAGAAGTGAAGCTAATGGATGGGCTAGGGCAGCTAAGCAATTAGATAACAC